ACACTCGCAATTAAATCATCGGCCTCATACCCCCTCTGACTCAGGATGTTCCGGTAGCCCATCCTGCGGAATATCTTAGGCATGATACGAATCTGCTTCAGATACCGCCTCTTTATCATTATCTCCTCTTCCGTCTTGTTCTCCCGCCGATTTGCCTTGTAAGCCGGATAGATTTCCCGACGCTTGTTCTTCCCAGAATCAAACGCCAGTACAGTCAGATTAGTACCAAACCGTTCCTGGCACAGTTCCACCGTCTCAATAGCTCCCAAGGCCATGCCCGTTCCCCGGCCTTGAAATTCCAGATGACCTGTGGCGAAAAATGCTCTAGAGCACACGTAGTTAGCATCGACAAGGAGAATACGTTTCATATTGTCTTTCCCCAGACGCCCGAGAATGCTGTTTGGCTAACCCCCTGCAATTCCCGTCTAAGTATACCCCTTAGTCGTTTGAGGCCCCGTATGGCCCCTTCTCGCTACGATTTAGAGGTGTTTCGTAAACTCACTGCGTTCTTATCCCCATCCCCTTCAGCCGGTGGGGGTGTCCCTCCCTGAATCTTATCGTACACCTCCCTGCGATGAACTGGTATATCCTTTGGGGCATCAATACCAATCCGTACTCGTCCGTCTTGCTGCACCTCTACCATCGTAACCACAATATTATCCCCAATTACGATCTCCTCGTACTTCCCTCTGGTCAACACCAACATAATCCATCTCCTTAGTATCGGGGCTTGCGTACAACCACACACGCTTTCTCAACATCATCCCAGACCTCTGCCACCAAGTCGCGTAGATCACGCTCCATCTTGCCCTCTTCTATCTGGTGAACAAGTAAATCCTGCCTGCCCGTCAACTCAAGCTCCGGTGCCGTTATGATCCCAGTCCTGTTTTTCTTCCAGTAACCCTCATCAACTAGATAATCCACACAACTACCCAGATCATCGATGCCCATAGAGTGATAGATAGGAACCTCAACCGTCCGGTCTTTGCCTTGAATACGATTCTTCTTCACCCGTATCTTGGCGTTAATTCCAATAGCTCGTTTCTTTCCTTTCACCTGCCGAGTCAATGTACTTTTCACAGAAGCCCACAATTCCAGACCAGCATAGAATTTAAGGGCATGCCCCCCACTGCGAACCTTCGTCGGTTGGAATGGTTGAGCCCCGATGTTGTCCCGCGTCTGGCTTATCACGATCAAGATGCTACCAGTCTCCCGCAGACCTGACAATATCTTGCGGATACCCTCTGAATTAGCCTTTGCCTTCCCGTCGCCGTAATTGCCCTTTGCTTCCTTGCCTCCCCTAGCAGCCGTCTTGCGTTCGTCAAATTTCTTCCACTCATAATCACTACTTAAAGCATCCATTGAATCAAGTACATAAATTACTGGTGTCTCTCCAGTAAAAGCGTCATCTGCATGGAAAAAGAATTCCTCAATCGTAGTAGAAAAAATAGGAGCCCCCGCATCATCCACAGCGGGAGACTCCAATCTCTCAGCGACTCCTTTGCCGAAATATCGCTCCAGACTCATCAACATCCCTCCTTCGACGTCATCATATATGAGTCTAAAATCCTTGAAATTCTTATTGATGGACGCTTCTGCAAAACAAGTAAGGGCTAGAAACGTCTTACCCGATGATGAATCACCTACTACAGAATAGTAGTGGCCTTTGAGGAACCCGCCGTAAGATGTTCCTGTACAAGCCAAGTTGAGCAGAGTTGAACCTGTACTGAGCATATCCTCCCGACGAATCTCCTGCTGAATAGATTGTGGCTTCATCAGGGCCTTCCTGGCAGCGTCGGCGTCTTTACTCATTCCCTGTTCTCTTTCTTAGCGGTCCCGGCGGGAGTCGAACCCGCAATGATCTTAGGCTACGGTCTTACGCCTCAACATCACTCGAAACGCAAGCAGTGCTGTGTAGGTGTTTGGCCAGTCTCGCCACCTCTCAGCATTTGACGGAATATGACGACTTCCTCCGTCACCTCCTACTTACCTGTGTGTATACCAATTCCACCACGGGACCAAAGCAGCCATGCCACCGAACTGTCTACTGCTATTCGTCCTCTTCCTCATCCCAATTATTGTCCCAGTCATCATCATCTTCTGATTCCGACTCAGGCTCAGCGACGGGCTTCTTTGCTTTCTTCGCAGGGGCCTTAGCCTTGGCCTTCGACTTGGGCTTTGCTTTCGGCTTGAGTGCTTCCTCCGGCTCATCATCCTCTAGCTCATCATCCTCCGGCTCATCCACTACCAACGTCACTTCATCCGGTGCCACCGCCCGATGAATCTCTTCCTCTTCATCTACTAAGGTCAGCGATGTTCCATCCGGGCTGATCTTGATGACCGAACAAGCCCCAAACTCATCATGGTCTACGTCACTCCCCTTCTCAATACCAAACTGCTCAGCAGTAGGGGGCTTGGGTCCAGTAACCCCCTTGGATTTTGCCTTAGGCTTAGGTGTATCCTCTGGCTCATCTTCATCTTCATCTTCATCCCCATCACTAGGAATATCAATCTGAAAGAAAATGGCCTTCAGCTTTTCATAAGACTCTACAATAAGCAACTCATCAAGGATGTTTGCCGCATCAACAATCTCATCAGACAACGGCTTCTTACGTGCCTTGAAATTTATAGACTTTGCCTCATAATACGAATGCCCTTTGAACGAATTTTCCTTGAAGCCTACTCGCAACGTGGAACCATCCTCCGGGTCCGAGAAGAATACAAAGTCATCATCCTCATCTGCATTGTTTAACTCTTCGACCAACTGCTCACCAAACAGGTAGAAGCTAACATCCCAAACTTGAACACCTTTCTCCGGGTCATCGTGAGCAAACACATTCCACAGTTGCCGCTTCTTTGGTTTCAGAGCATCTAACAACATATCTTCCGTATCCGGATTAGCCGCCAACTTACTCCGGTGTTCACAAATCGGGCATGGACGGTTTGTCGTCTTGAGAGGGCAGATGTAAGTACCCCTCCCATCACTACCGATGCCCTTGTGTACATAGAACGTCCGCTCACAATACATCGTACCATTAGCAACAGGATTGCCTGCATCTTTCGGCACCATGTATGGGATGATATCTATATTGACAGCACCCGCCTTACTAGGGGAGAAAAACGACACCCCCTTAGGCAACCGAACAGATGTACCAACGTACCCACCCTGATTCTTTTCCACCATCGCTGCCGCACTTACTCGCGTCCGCTTCTCTCGCTTTCGTCGTTGTGTCGCCATCTCTTTAGTCTCCTTGCTTTCGATTCAAAGAACAGATATTTTCCGCGATACCAGCCATACGCAGCTAGTTTGATTCCTAAGTAAAAGACCATAACAGCTACGAAAAAGGCAATCGACAAACAAATCACAAGCTGTACAATCTCCCAGTAACTCATTGTTGCCCCTTCCGCTGCCGCAACATCCTGTGTGCTACTGCCCGTTCCATGTCTTCCATAGCCTCCCGGTCATTACCAGATACACGGGGGATAGAAAAATACTGTTGGCCATGAAGGGTCACCAAACACTCCAACGCACGCTTGCGATGTTGCAACGCCTCTACCACAGTAGCTAGAATAGCTACATCATGCTTAGCCTTTATAACCAACTTGACCGCTGCCTGATACTCATCATTACCAAGGATCAGATTCTCAACCACCTTCTCAGTAATCTTCGCCAACCCATGACTTGCCGGGTCTTTCCGAATTGCCGCATCCAAATCAGCCCGCGTCACATCGAGGTATGCCTTGGTCTTATCTACTCGTAGCAAAGCATCAGCGTGCTTTCTGGCCCAGGTCAAAAAGAGCTTAGGCTGCTCTACCCACTCCTCATCGAGTCGCAGTTTGTCAATTTCCAACCGGGGGCCTTCTACTGTTGCCATTTCTTCGTCTCCTCTGCGATTTTATTATCTACGAATTCTTTGATCCCATCCATCGTTCGTCTTCTAGTTCAATATATCCCAACAGGCCAGTGCCAATCCAGCTTGCTTAGAATCGTAAAAATTATCCTGAAACCGATCCATCACCTCTGCTGCCCTCGGAGCCATCTTCCCACCACCCAATAACACTGTTCGCATGTACCCTAAGATAATATACCGCACAGTCTCCGGATCGTCCCCGATTTCCTTGAGCATCTTCGCGGCCTCACCCCAACCGCCACCGGGCTTCAGCATCAACCGGCATAGCTCAATGGCATGCCTCTTGCTGTCTGCCTGTCCAAGCATCCGCAATTGCTTGTCTTCGTCGTCCTCTGCCATCACCTGACTAAGCAACACCAATGCCTTCCGTGCCGAACCATCAGCTATGTCAACGATCTTGTCAGCAATCTCTTCAGACAACACTACCCCACATTCAGCCTCATACGTTTGCACCACCAACTTTTCCAAAGCCTTCACCGACAAAGCTTTAACCTTGATTTCTTCACAACGAGTAATGATCGTTGCCTTGAGCTTCTGCGGATCGGTAGTTGCCAAGATAAAATAGACGTGCCCTGGAGGGTCTTCGAGCAGCTTCAGAAATGAGTCCTGTGCTGCCGACGTTAGCTGGGCTACCTCATCAATCAGCCACACCCGTACAGTCCCAGCTAATGGTGACAGGCCGACCCTCGACCTGATGTCTCTCACCATCTCAATGCCGCGATAATCAGCCGCATTTACCTCACAGAAATCGGCGTCATCACAGTCCAGGGCACATCTCAAAATCCTGGCCAGCGTTGTCTTGCCGCAACCACTGGGCCCGGTAAGTAGTACCGCATGGGGAACTGTCTTCGCTTGCAGATGCTTGCGAAGAGTATTAACAGCTTCCGGCTGGCCCAACACTTCCTTGAAAGTGGTCGGCCGGTGCTTCTGATACAATCCCTGATTCGTCTCAGTCATCTATAGTTGTCTCCTACCTCTATTATACTCCACGCCCTTCTACTACCATTTTGTTCCACGCAGCCCTTGCTTCTTCCGGTGGATCAAATTCAGTCCGCACCAAATCATTAGGAAGATTGAACGACTCATCGCACATCGAAAAGATGCGAAGCACCCTACCCCGTCCATTCCAATCTTCTACCCCTTCCGCCTTCATGCACATCTCCCCACATTCCATACAAGGGAGGCACCCGCTTGGTACGTCTACATCAATTAGCGTTGGCCAAACCATATCCGTCATTTTCCCCACTTAGCATTCTCTTCTGCTAAGCGGTCCCGGTCAATTCCGTGGAAGGTGTCTAATTCTGCTGCGAAATCAATTTCCTGTACAGAGCCAGAACCAAGATGTACAACAAGTTTTCTATAACGGTGCTCTATCCAATCAAGAAACTCAATAATCGTATCTCGATCAGGCTTACATCCAGACATACACTGCTGCATTGATTTTCGCATCAATTGTCTCCTACCTCTATTATACCCGACCTACTTTTGCCCGTTCCCGTTCGCCTTTTTAACGGAAGTGCGGGAAGCTTGATAGCCAAGTGCTGCCAATACCGCAGCAGCCATTCCTAATATCTTTGCCAAAACCGGATAGGCTTCAGCAGAGCCGAGATCAGTGGACAATAGATAGGCGACAACCACTACCGCCAAAGTCATCCAGAATTCCGTGGTTTTCCAACCTGATTTTACAGCATTCATTCAATCATCCTCACTACTAGAACTGGAAATGGAACTGGAATAGGATGAACTGGAACTTGAAAACGAT